AGAGTGGGGCAAATTCCAATGGTCTGTGCCATACACCCATTGGATTAAGAAGGGCGACCTTGAGTTGGAAGTTATCTTCCTTGCTCTTGATAGGCCGGAAGATGTCAAGAAGCTGCTGTCATTAGAACTGACTGGCATTTGGATTAACGAAGCAAGGGAAATACCAAAGTCAATCATTGATGCTTGCACAATGCGTGTAGGCAGATACCCATCTATGCGTGAGGGTGGGCCTTCATGGACTGGTGTGATTGCAGATACAAACGCGCCAGAAGAAGATCACTGGTGGCCTATTATGTCTGGCGAGGTTCCGATACCTGATCACATCAATAAAGAAGAAGCTAAGATGATGGTAAAGCCTGACAACTGGCGCTTCTTTACTCAGCCATCCGGCATGGTTGAAACCAAAGATGAAGATGGCAATGTCAAAGAATACAAGCCCAACAAAGAAGCCGAAAACCAAAAGCATATGATGGATAGTTACTACCCTAACCTTATCCAAGGTAAGGGCAAAAGCTGGATTGATGTCTATGTAATGAACAGGCTGGGAGCGATACAAGATGGCAAACCTGTTTACAATATGTTCGCGGCAGATCAGCACGTTGCGAAGGAAGAGATTCCTGTTGCTGATGGGATGCCTGTGTTTGTTGGTCTGGACTTTGGTTTAACGCCAGCTGCTGTGTTTGGTCAAAAGGTCAGAGGCCGCTGGCTCATACTGCAAGAGATTGTAGCGTTTGATATGGGCATTGTTCGCTTTGCTGAACTGCTGCGCCAAGAGATTGCTGTGCGTTATGGCAACTGTGAGATCAATATCTTTGGCGATCCGGCTGGTGATTTTCGTGCGCAAACAGATGAGTCAACGCCATTCCAAGTGCTGCGCGGTGCTGGTCTAAGAGCTAGACCAGCTCCAAGTAATGACGTTGCTCTGCGTTTAGAATCTGTAAGCGCATCACTGACTCGCATGGTTGATGGCTTGTCTGGTTTTTTAATTGATCCACGATGCAAAGAATTGGTTAAGGGGTTTGAGGGTGGTTATCAATATCGCCGCATACAAGTATCTGGTGAGCGATATGATGATAGGCCAGAGAAGAACCGCTTCTCTCATATCCACGATGCGCTGCAGTATCTAATGCTTGGCGCTGGTGAGGGGCGCGGTGTTCTTGGCAATAATCAACCGCAGCGCGTTGTCCAAGCGCGAAGAGACTTCGATGTATTTAACAGACAGCCAAAGCAACGCAGACAGGGGCTTTGGTCACGCATGTAATTTTGTGCGTTGTAATGCATTAATGCAGGGGTTACATCTAGGGTTGCATATTATTTGAGGTAGCTATGTGCGTATTTAGAAGGCCACAACAACCACGCCCTGACCCAGCAGTAGAAGCTGAGCGCAAAGAGCGAATGGAAGCTGAAACAGCTACAACCAAAGCCAACAAGCAAGCAGCTTTGCAAAAGCGTGTGCAGGGAAAGAGTAAAGGCGGCAGCGCTACTCATTCTCTCTTGTCAGGCTCTGGCGGCGGCATTGGCTTCTACAATGAGTACATATAATGCATGATAAAATTGCCAAGGATTATCTCCGGCGCTATGACAAAGCTCTTGCTCATCGCCTCAACTTTGAAGCTTTGTTTGATGAGTGTTATGAATACGCTCTTCCACAACGAGAAGGTTTTACAAAACTTACAGCAGGTCAGCGCAGAGATGATCGCATCTTTGATGAGACAGCTGTTGTTGGCACTCAAGAGTTTGCGTCACGCTTGCAATCGGGTTTGGTTCCGAACTTTGCGCGATGGGCAGACTTGGTTGCTGGTAGCGAGGTGCCGAGTGATCAGACTGAGGCTATTGATAATCAGCTTGAAGAGGTCACTGAATACGTCTTTCAGGTATTGCAGAACAGTAATTTTGGACAAGAAGCCCACGAAGCATTCCTTGATCTTGCTGTGGGAACAGGGTGTTTGCTGGTTGAAGAAGGTGATGCGCTTAACCCCATAAGGTTTAATGCTATTCCGTTGCCTCAACTGGTTCTTGAAAACGGCGCAGATGATCGCATTGACCATGTGTATCGTGAGCGCGAGTTGCGCAACAAAGACATTTTAATCGCTTACCCTAATGCCATCCTTTCCAAGATGATGATGGAAAAGATTGCAAAGGCTCCCGATACCAAGACCAAGATCATCGAAGTAATTTGCAGACTGTATGATAAGCCTAATCAAGAGCGTAATGCTTACTATGTCATCTGCAAAGAAACCCAAGAATTAATCTATCAGGATGTATTTGAAGGTGCTGGCTCAAATCCTTTTGTGTGTTTCAGATGGTCAAAGGCGGCAGGTGAAGTCTACGGACGCGGCCCACTTGTCAACGCGCTTAGCGCGATCAAAACCACTAACCTCACTATTGAACTGGTACTTGAGAATGCGCAGATGGCAATCTCGGGCATATATCAAATGGATGATGATGGAGTAATCAACACAGACTCTATCAATTTGGTTCCGGGGACAATCATTCCAAAAGCACCAAACTCTCAAGGCTTACAGCCAATCCGTGCTGCTGGCTCGTTTGATGTAGCAAATCTTATCCTTGGTGACATGCGCAACAATATCAAACGCGCATTGTATAATGATATGTTAGGCGACCCTAACAAAACACCAGCAACAGCAACTGAAGTTGCAGAGCGTATGGCTGATCTATCTCGCCGTATTGGTTCTGCCTTTGGCAGATTGCAAGCTGAGTTTGTTCAGCCAGTGTTGCAGCGCGTTGTTTATATTTTAAAGAAGCAAGGCCGCATCGATGTTCCAACATTGAATGGCAGAGATGTAAAGGTTCGCTCAGTATCTCCATTAGCACAGGCGCAAGCTAATCAAGATATTACAGCAGTAGATCGTTTCTTGGAAATGGTTGGTGGCCGATTTGGGCCACAGATGGTGAACCTACTCGTTTCATCAGAAGAAGCATCAGCTTACTTGGCGAAGAAGTTTGGTGTGCCGGATAATCTAATCCGTGACTCGCATGAGCGTCAGGCTCTTGCGCAAGCTATGCAGCAAATGGCTGCGCAGCAGCAAGGCATGGAACCGCCAACGCAGGGGTAATCTATGAACAAACTCAGACTGGATGGGTTTGCTAGAGGTGATGAGGAAGACAAGCATGTGTCGCTAGATATAGCGGCATTGTTTGCGTCACCTACTGGCATCTCTGTTTTAAAGTATTTGCGCTCGATAACCATTGAAGCAGTCAATGGCCCGAACGTAACGGACGCTGAACTTCGTCATATGGAAGGGCAGCGGTATCTTGTGGGGCTATTAGAGCGCCGCATCAAACATGGACAGAAGGTAAAACAAGATGAGTGAAACAGATAATGTAGAAGCAGAAGGCTCAATGCTGTCTGCCGAAGCACCTGTTGACGGTAGCCAATCTGGAACCGTGGATAGGCCGGAGTGGCTCCCAGAAAAGTTTAAGACGCCAGAAGATTTGGTGGCTTCATACTCTTCATTAGAGAGCAAGCTTGGCAAGGGTGAGGAAGAACTGCGCAAAACTCTTGCAGAAGAGATGTTGCAAGAGACATACAAAGATCGACCAGAAACTGTTGGTGACTATGTGCTGCCAGAAGTCTTGAGCGAAGAAGAGGCTGTTGACAATCAGCTTTTAAATTGGTGGTCACAGTTTTGTTACGATCATGGGTATGGGCAAGACAAGTTTGCTGATGGCATTCAAAAATATGCAGAAGCATTGAGTGGTGACATGCCTGACATTAATGCTGAACGCGAAAGACTTGGCGAAAACGCAGATGCGCGTATCGAATCTGTGCAGCTGTGGGCAAACAAGTTCTTCGATGAGAGTCACATGGGCGCTCTCGAAAGGCTAGGCCAAACGGCAGAAGGTATAGAAGTCTTGGAAAAAGTTATGGACGCATTAAAGGGATCAGGCATTGACGGTAATGCTGAAGCAAGCGCTCAGCTAACTGAAGCCGATCTTCGTGGCATGATGAATGATGAGCGCTATTGGAAGCAAGGAGCCAGAGACACAGCATTTATAAAGCAGGTGCAAGATGGCTTCTCTAAGCTTTACAGGTAGCGGTCAATATAATGAGCTAGACATTGTTAAGTCTACCTCAGTTCACTCAAGTTACTTGCAGCATACTCTGCGTAATACGGACTTGCGTGAATGCATGATTGCTGGTGCAACGCCTTGGAGGGCGTTGCATCTTCCCCTTTCAATAAAGGGCGCGGAAACATTTACCGTTCTATCAAGTGACAAACCAATATGCATGTTTGGCACTGTCCCACTGGATAATGAAGAAGCTGCTATTGCATCTATATGGTTGCTTGGAAGCTATGATATGAACGATCACAAAAGAACATGGATGCGCCTTACGCATCCTGTCTTTGATTATTT